GCTGCGAATGTTCCAGATGGTTCTCAAGTTATTGCTGCTCCTTTGACTATTAATATTGCTTGGCGTGATATTGGTAAAGTTGCTAATAGACTTGGTTATGTACCAAGATTTAAGAATAATGCAAGTGCTATTGTTCCTGATCAACAACCTATTGCTGCTGGTGTTGTTGGTATGGATGATGTTGAGATTTTATAATAAACGTTTAATGTCTAGTCGTCTTTGAATCGCTGAGTCTTGGATCATGAAAATTGCCCCCTGGTACGTGTTGGTGGTGAAGATTTTCTTGGTGTTCTCCGGTATCCAGGCCGTACGATACCTAATGTGGATGCTTCGTCCTTCTTCAACGTCGACTAAGTGTATCTGTGCCTCTCTGTGGAGGTGTAGAAAACTCATATCATCAAAGATGATACCATCGTGAACAGTAGGATCATAAACGGATAGGTCGTCCATATGGCTGACTAGTAATCCTTTGGGTAGAATAGCTCTTGCGAAGCTTGTTTTTCCAATTCCAGCGCCGCCCCACAGTATATGGGACTTAGTCCAATCAAATGGTAGTTCCTGCCACTCGATTTTGAATTGTTCTAGCTTGAACTTTGGCTCTCTTAATCTCGAGTTACAGATCATGGCATATTCGTTGAGACCTCGATGAAATATAACCATCGTTTCCGGACTCGCTTCCCAGCAATCCCTGAGTGAGCCTCCCTCTCGTAGTATATCCGTTAATCGTTGTAAGTCAGTTCTTCTGCCTTGTCCTCCCTGAGGTTCCCCGATTTCGAAGAACTTGTCGTCTTTCGTGCAGTATGCTCGGTTGTCTTCGTCATTTCCGCGGGATACTTCTAAATGTGGGTGTTGTAGTCCTATGAAGCGTTTAACCGCCGATAGCGTAGTCTTCCTCAAAAAGTGGAAATAGCACTGTAGGTGCTGATATCCATTGATGATTTGTCCACCATTCTCTTGGGGGTTCTCCTGGCCCTCGCCAGGTTCTGGTAATTCCTGTTTCTGTTCGCCTACTTCGTATCCTACGACGCAATAGCTCAAGACTTTCGTCTCTTGCTCTGACGCCTCTAGTTCTAATTGGAGGTGTTCTAGCCACTCCATTCCAGTCAGCTGGAAACCCCTCTCCTCGTTCGCTCGTAGTATAGATATTGTCATACACCATCGCTTTGACTGCACTGCAGGCATAAATTATGACAGATATTTGTAACATGCGCACGAATGAAACATAAAAAATAGGTGGAACTGAGATACTGTTCCACCGAAAAATAGGTGGAAGTCATAAAATAAAGATGCCGTACATGCGACGTAAGTTTGTTAGGAGATATAGACCAAGATATGGTCGTGGTTATGCAAGTAGAAGATATGTAAGACGTAGATTGTATTAATAAACATATATTTGACACCCCCAGGGTTATATTTATACATTGTTAGGTAAGGCGCCAGCGAGCTTCAGCTCGCGATCAAGGCGCCGCATGTGAGTTGTTATTAGGGCCACCGATTAGGGCCTTTAGGCCCTAACTTCGGCCCTACGAATGGCTCGATAAAATATTGCTTTCCTCGGTGGGTCTCTAAGGTAGACGAAGTCTTAGTATTACCCTTAGAGACTTGTGCTACTGGCTACCAAAATACCAAAATATCTGCGCATAAGAAAATGTGGGCATATGGTCCACAACAACTTGGTTATAACTATGTTGGCGCAGGTAATCCTAAGTTTAATAAAGTGCCAAAGAATAAGCTAGACTGGGCAGCTTATTGGCATGATAGAAGGTATAAAACTAGGTGGCATTATTTCTTTTATAATGGTGCCGATGAACAGTTTTTGACGTCTATAAAAGATATTCCTGGTCCTATGGCTGCTGGTGCTCGAATGATATTTGGTGCAAAACGTATTCTTGCTCCTGCTTTACCTTCCAACAAAAGGCAAAAGTTGCAGTCTAATGTTGTGTTTCCGGATGAAAAAAAGCCTCAAAAGAAAAGCATGTCGTACTATGCACCTGCTCAGAAGTACTTTGGCAAGACTTATAAACCTAAGAAGTCGGATAAGAAGAAATCAGTCAAACAGCAGATTTTGGCAATTCTTAATCCTCCTCAGCAGACGATGCGTTCCAATCACATTGGTCATGCTATACCGTTGGGTACTAAGTATTATATTGACTGTGGAATGAGGGATCCTTCAGCTCAAGATTGGTTTACGTTCATGGGTAGGCCGCATTGTAAGACACTTGTGGATGAAGCATTGAACATTAATAGCAATGGTCCGCTGTATCCCAATGCAGAGTGGTGGATATTAGAATCGACTCGGTTAACGGAAATAACTAACTTATCTAATCAAGTTGCGTTTATTAAGATTCACAAGCTAATCCCTAAAGCAGATACGAATGTTTCACCTTTGGGATTAATGATGGATATGTATAGTAGGACTGATATTTTTCCTAATGGTGGTGCTGTTGCTACCTCGGAGTGTAATGTTGTAGTTGATGATCAAATAGGTTCTACCAAAATGGTTCTTTCAGAAGCGTTTAAGAATCCTGTCATCATGGGTTATTTGAAAAAGTATTTTCATTACGAGTGTACTAAAGAGTCCCAGCTTCAACCGCAAACGCAGATGTCACTGAAACAGAAAATTAGTAAGCCTTTCTTGTATTGTAATCAAGAAGATATTGATGGTGCAGAGTATCAGTTTTTTAAAGGACGTACGGAATTTATATATTTAGAAGTTGTGGGTGCGACGTCCCGTGGTGCTTCTGCTCTTCCTATTAGTGCTGCGAATGTTCCAGATGGTTCTCAAGTTATTGCTGCTCCTTTGACTATTAATATTGCTTGGCGTGATATTGGTAAAGTTGCTAATAGACTTGGTTATGTACCAAGATTTAAGAATAATG